GCTGCCGTGGTAGTTGGTATCGGACGCCGGAACGGGTCTACGGCACCACCGCGTTGCAGCTTGAACGCCGCGTCCCACGCCTCCCACCAGCGCCACGCGTTCGCCTCGACCGTGAACTTGTCGATGACGATCTGCCGACCCGCGTCTGACATCTCTTGTCGAAGTGACTCATCCGTGAGCAGCTTAGAAACGTGTCGGTACCAGTGACCTGGGCTGGGCGCGAGGAGGCCGATGCCGTGATGACGAATCTTGCGGTACTCCGCGGTCGGCGACCCAACACATGGCACGCCAACCGCCGCGTATTCGAGCATCTTGAGCCACGACTTGGCCGCATTGAACTTCGTGTCGGCGAGTGGAGCGATGCCCACGCTCAACTTGCTGAGGTGATGGAACCACATGTCAAGTCCCACACCACCCGTGCACTCAGGCTCGTCGTAGAGCGTGAACGCCTCACGCACCTGAACACTGGGTCCAACGACGCGGAACTTCCACCCGTCTCGTTGAAGGCGAGCCACAGCCCCACCTAAGACCGCCGGGTCGTTGGGATGCGTGCGGGCATTGCCACCCCAGCCGAAGACGCCGTGCGTCTCCTCGTGACGAATCTTCGTCGCGATGGCCGGCACGCAGTTAAGCAGCACGGATCCCTTACGCGGATCACCTGGCCGGCGGATGGGCGCGTACTTGGCGAGGAGCGTGTCAGTCGACGTCGTCACCCACGTGGCGGCCTCGTAGATCCGCTGGGCAGCATTCCAGTCGTAGTCCGCGCTCCGCCCACCCGTCTTCGGGTGGAGCTGTGCCCACACGGGGTTGCGTGGGTCGACGGCTGACATGTCGTCGTCCACGTCGATCACCACGGCGATGCCATGTGCCCGCCAGATGGGGACAGCCTGCTCGATCATCTTCGACGTGACACGCTGAAGGACGATGACATCCGCGTCCTTCGGCGCACTGATGGACTTCAGCTGCCCTGTGTCATCGTCGACGACGCCCGTCACGCGGTTATGGACCTGTGGGTGGACGACCTTGACGTCGTATCCTTTACTCTTCAAGAATAGCGAAGGCCAGATGAGGCGGTAGTAGCCGCAGCCACTTGTGTCCGCTGGGTACACGTAGACCTTCAATGTCCCCTCCGACGAAGGATCTTGAACGGGAGCACGAAGATCGTGTGAAGCCCGCATGTGAGAATGCCCCACACGACCACGGACCCCCAGTTAATCGGCTTGATGGCGATGACTCGCGGAAGCGATGTCATGATGCGTCACCCCTTCCCGGCACACCGCTTGTGTTCTGTCCGTGGTGGTGCCAGAACCACGTACGTTCCGGGACGTGAACGATCTTACCAAGTTCGTTGCAGCCCAGCGTGAACGCATAGTCTTCGCCCTGACGATGTGCATACTCACCATCGTCCGGGACAGTGACAAATCCGACCTCGCGTGCCAGCTCCGTCTTCACCATCACTGTGATGGTGGTGTGACGTGGCCTGAACTTGTCCCAAGGATCGAGGAAGTGTCCGGGCGGAAAGACGGGGTCGACGTCAGTGACCCGCTCCATTCCGACCTCGCCATACGCGAGCCAGTACCATGAGTATACGTAGTCGGCATCGGTCGCACGCGCCACCTCCGTGAGTCGCTTGAGATGGTGCACGTCGAACCAGTCGTCGCTGTCGAGGAATGCGGTCCACTCGTATGGATTCGCCTCGAGCGCCCGCTGCCTCGTCCATGCTGCTCCTTTGTGCTCGACGTCCATCGCGATGAAGTGACCTGCCGGCATCAAGTGTTGGTTCCACACCGATCGCTGGCATCGCTCGAGCATCGCCTTCGCTCGACCTTCGTGCGTCGCTGTGACCACGCCGATCTTAAACATGCGAGCTCCGTGCGGTCCACAGCTGATACGTGTATGTCCAGCCTTCGCCGCCGATCAAGACCATCCTGCGATCCTCGAAGCCGGACTGCGCCAAGAGCCAGTTGATGTCCACGTCGTCGAACGACCAGTAATGCTCGTGGTTGCCGATGCCGGGATCCTCGTCCAGCGGTGTGGAGAGGATGAGCCACTTCGTCTTCTCCGCAATTGCCTCAAGAACCGTCCACGGCGCTTCGAGGTGCTCGATCGTCTCTGTGCAAACGAAGAGGTCGACGGGCTCACTCATCCCGGCGAGATCCTCAAGGATGTGTCCGTCCGACGTCTCAAGCTGCTCGAGATTGTGGAAGCCACCCGTGACGGAACGATCGCCGGCGGAGAAGTCAGCACACGTCTTGAGTGAGTGCGTGTCGATGAGTCGCTGGCCGTACGCGATCGTCTGCTTGATCCGCTCTACATGTTCGGGCCAGCGCGTGGAGTCGTACGCGTGCGCGTAGATTTCGGCCAGTTGATCTTGAGTGTAGAAGCGACGGAACTTCCTCATGGCGTCGCCCACACAACCTGGAACATCCCGACGCGAACGTGAATGCCGATCGTGAAGCCGGCATCGCGGATCATTGCCGCGTAGCCGTCCATGTCCCACGCCCAAGCGTGGCACTCGTCGTGTGACTCGTACGTCTCTGTCCAGGGCGATGAGCACACGAGCTGTGCGCCCTTAAGGTTGATACGACGAAGCATCCCGTGTGGATCCTGGAGGTGTTCCAAGACCTCAGTCATGTTGTACGCGTCGCCACGCGGAAGCCGATCGAACTCCTCGACGAAGTTGACCGGGTAAGCACGCACGCCTCGCTCACGCCACCCGTCCGCGTTCGATGGCTGGAAGTCGTAGCCCATCGCGTTGATGTACGTGTGCCACGACGAGAGGAGTTGGAGCAGCCCACCATCGCCACACCCGAGGTCGATGACGGTCATCGGCTCGAACTGCTTCAGCATCGCGTAGTAGTCCAGCGCTTGGTGCGTGAGGAAGTCCGCCGCTTGCTGGAGACGACCGCGATGGATCGCTTGCTCGAGGTGTGGAGCTCGAGCGCGGTGCTCGTGAAACGCGAACGTGGAAACGAACGGCACGTCGTCAGTGAACAGTTTCGCTTCCATCAGACGATGTCCTCGATCTTCTTCCGGTCCTCGGCGATGATGCCGTCGGTAACGAACTGACTGAACACCTTCCCGTCCGCGTCGTACACAGCACCGTTATTGACGAGGAGGTAACCCTCGTCCCACGGTACACTTCCGCCGATCGGATGTACATGTTCGATCGTCACCTCTGGCATGAACTTGATGCGGTTGGGCTCACCCAGCGCGCGCCAGTAGTTGTCGACGTACATGTGCTGAAGAGGTGGCGGAGCCATGAAACCGAGCCGCTGGATCACCTCAGCACGCATGACAACGGCAGTAGGTAGGTTGCTACGCTGGACGAGGTCGTCTCCGTAGAGGAGGAGATACATGCTCCGCTTGAACTCGTTCTCAAAGCAGAGGTCCCAGTGTGTCGTGCGTGGCCGGTGATCGTCACCCATGAAGCCGACGTACTCGTACGACCAGCACTCGCGCACTGCCGCGAGATTTAGTCCTTCGACCATCCCACGTCGTGATGGCTTCGGAACGAAGAGGACACGCACGCCCGGCAGTGCGAGCTCCTCGACCACGTTGATGTACTTGTACCCATCCGGGTCATCCTCATCGACAACGAAGACGAGGGCCGCGCCGGCCCTCGTTGTCCTCCATGCCGTGATGAGTGCCCGTGCGTTCTCCGGTCGTCCTCGTGATGGCACGAGATACACCATGCTCATATAGCCCCCATCAGAGTCGGATCACTGTCAGCGTGCGACGCGAGAACTCCATCGCATCCACCACGTTCAGTGACTTGTACTTTGCCATGATCGTTGTGAGGCCTGGTGTCAAGCCACTGATCACACCCTGTGACGTGATCGTCTTCGCGCCCAACGGTGCATTCGTGATACCGCCAGAGAGTGAACCACTGTCTGCCATCTCACACAACACAGGACCGGTGTCGCTGGCTGCGACGACGTTCGCGCCCGACATCTCAATCGTCGCTCGAGCCTCGAATGCCCAAACGTTCTGCGCGCCTTCTGAACGGAAGATCTGTACGGAGAGGAGAACGAGGATGCGTCCTGTTGGTCCGATGTTCACAGTGACCTGTGGACCTTGTGTCGCGAGGTCAGTGTAAGTCGTGCTCGTCGTCGACTCGTTTGTGATGATCTGTGACGAGAAGATCTGCTGGTTCAGCAGCGAGACGGCGGCGATCGCCTCGGGTGTATTGGGCGTGACGATCTGTCCGATGATGGCATAACTCAACGCGCTGTTCTCGTCACCGATGACAAGGATGCCGACCACGTCGTTCGTCTGATACGTCGTTGCTTCGCCAAGACCCAAGAGCGGCAAGTTTGTGAGGAGTGTGCCGGCGACATTGATGACGTTCGCAAGTGTGTTCTGGTCGAACGAGACGACGACACCTTGGCGGTACCGCACGTTCTGGGCTGCACCACCAGGCGGACCGGAGATGAGTGACGCGAGATCGTCGATGGAACTCATGGCAGTGTCACGTACCGTTCACGCGTCTTGCACGTCATGCTTTCACTCTCCCCAAGCGGTATGGTGATCGTATCAAGGATGTGAGTCACTTGTGCGTCGTTGTGGGAGAGCTTCACTGCGACCGGATCGTAAGGCTCGAGTGCAGGATTGACGATGGTTCCGAAGTCAAGGTCAGACGGAATGCCGAGGCTACGTGTGAGAAGTGCCTTCGCCGCTGCCACGCACTGGGCGGACGTGGTGAGGAACTGCGACGAGTAGAATTGGGGGATCTTGCCGAACGCACCGAAGTAATACGTGGGAGACAATGGGTCGTTGTCCACAGCCACACCCGTCACGGGCAACTGCTGATCCGGACCTTCGCCATTTGCTACGTAAGCGTTGATGGCGCCCTTACGCGAGAGTGATCGGTTCGACTTGACGAGAACACCGTTACGTCCGTTCGTCACGGAGTACACAGCATTCGTCGTATCCGGCACGTTCTTGATCGTGAGCTGTCCAGCTTGGTCCCAGTACCAGATTTTACCCCGCGACGAGATCGCGTCGTTGAGGAATCCATACCGATCGTCGTCGACCAGCACATCACGCGTGAGTGTTGCGGCATTTGTGTTATCGTCCCAGACGATGACGGCACCGGGATAGATCTCGGTGATGAGATTGGAGACGAGTGCTCCGAACGTCGACCCGGCGAGGAACTGACGCGGCGACACCATGCGAGCCTCAATGATGCCTTGCATACGATCCACACCCGTGACGCGAAGACTCGTCGTGTTCGGGTCGTCGGATTGCTCCACCGTCTCCACGCGGAAGTAACCGAAGCCCACGTACTCCACGTTGCCATCGTCGTACTTGATACCACGTTCGATGTAGATCTCGTTGCCATACGGTGCGAGGAGATCGTTACGACTGCGTGGCCACGGCGCGATGACAGTGATGTCACTCGTGCCGCGTGTGTCCGATGTGGCGGACAACTCCACCTGTCCACCAACGATGGGCAAGCGCGTACCCAGCGGTGTGACTGTGGTCTGATACACATTACACAGCGTGGCACGTGACACCATCGGGAACGAGCCACCGGCGAGTGTCCGAAGAAATGCGGCCGACACCGCTCTCACGGAACGATCACCTCCGAAGGCGTAGGAAGCAGTGCGAGCACGTCGGACCACTTTGGATTCGCCGCCATCACGGCTGCCCAAGTACCGTACTGCGTGAGGATCGTTTGCCACGTCGCTGCGCGGTAAGCGACATCCGGCCCAGGTGCTGCAACTTCCGTCACGGCCGTTTGCCACACAACACGCTTACGTGTCCGATGATGCCGCACGTACGATGGTGTGTCATACACCACGTAGCCGTGCTCAATCGTTTCCGCGCAATCGTTGTGCGGTACTTGGATGAAGAGCACGTCGCCCGACGCGAAGAGGTAGTCCAGCGTTTGCTGTGCTGTCACAGTCCACGCACGAAGACGAAGTCCCCACTGACGACCAAGAGGGACACCGGTAACGGCCACAGGGTAAGTGCGGTCGATAATCGGGAACACGCCGTTACGTGTCCCTCGTGAGACTCCGCCGTCGTCGACGAGCAACTCTATGGCCTCCGCGCCCATCTTCACGCAGCTCGTGTTCACGGAGATGTTGAGGAACGGACGCGTCACGGACTTGATCCACGCACGTGTCATGTTGGGCGTGATGCTCGATGTCTGGACGAGAGTGTTGATCACACCATTCGGGTGGACGGTCCACGTGAGACCGGTGCTATCGACGAACGATGTGGCGTGGTTCGTCTGTGCCGTGAAGTCCACGTTGAGCCGGAACGCACCCGCTGAGTCGATGATCTGTGCGCCGTGAACGATGTCTGGCCGCTTATCTGCATTTCCACCGTTATTGACTGATCCAACCTCGACTTGTGCATTGCCACTGAATGTCGATGATGCAGCGAACGTAAGCGCAGCACCAAGCTGCTTCCATGGTCCATTGAGAGAGTCAGCTGTGTAGAACGTGATGACACCACCGGCGAGATTCGCACTCACTCGTACGGCGTGACGTCCTGAAGTAAACGGCACAGGTATAGTGGAAGATTGACTTAGCTCAGCACCAGGTGTACCTGTGGGCGACCACACAAACACAAGCTGTCCGGTTGTGTTCAAGTAAAGCAAGTACGAAGCGTTGTTCGTGCTCTCACGCATCTTCGAAAGAAAGACGATGTTACTTGATGGATTGGGCCACGCTGATATCGTCGTCTCAAAACGGATCTCAAAATTCGAGGTCACGTCCAGCGTGGCAGCATCGGGCGTGTGAGCGAAGCCCGTCAGCGACGGAGTGAAGTAAAGACCCTTGGGCGCGGCTGATGCGCGGTAGAAATTCTGCACGCCAGGCGCGAACTCGTAGTCGTAGAAGCCGGTGACCGCGCCCGCGGACAGTGGGAGAGCGACGGCACCACGCACTGTCGTCCAGTGCGAGTTATCCAGCGATCGTTCGATGAGTGTCGCAGGCGTGTTCGTGTCGAACGCGGTGATGGCGAATGTCACGCGTGCGAGCGTGTCATCGTACGTCAGCGTCAAGCTCATCGAGCACCTCGGAAGAGATCGCGATTATTCTGGTCCACCGTCTTGTCGATCCTAGCTTGAAGCTGCTGGCCGTCGATCGTCACATACACGGTGATGCCGCCGGCTCCCGAACCGCCAGTGGCTTGCGTCAGTGCGTCGACGAGCATCCTCATCGCCCGCTGATCACCCAGCGGAAGCGCCATCTCAGGCGACGTGCTTGAATCCTCGCCGATGAGCGCCGGACCGAACGCGATGCCGCCGTGTGCGAGGTAAGGAATGCGTGGCAGCGAGATACCGGGCAGCTTATCGTCCACAGCAGCGATGCCACTGTTGATCGCGCCGATGGCATTGTTCAATGCGTTCTTGAAGAACTGAACGATGCTGCCGCCAACGCTCGTCGCGAGTCCAGCGAGGTTCTGTGGGAGATCCCGGATCCATCCGATCATCGTGTCGATCGCGTTCTTCACCGTTGTCTTCGCGTTCTCCCACACGGTGGAGAAGAGGTTCCCGACCCGTGAGCCAAGATCCTTCAGTGCGTCGACGATGTTACCCGGAAGGTCGGTCGCCCACTGGATGAGGTTGTCTCGTGTCTTCGTGACGTGGTCAGTGATCGTATTCTTGAGGCTCTCAAAGACATCGCCGATCTTCTCAGGCAGCGTCTTAGAGAGGAGGTTCCACAAGTCGGTCGGCAGTTGCGTGAACGTGAAGATGATGGCTGCGATGCCGATGCCGATCGCGACACCTACGCCCTTGAGGGCGTCAGTGAACGCTTGCGCGAGGAGGCGTGGCAGTGCCTTGATGCCATCAACGACTCGACCCGGCAATGATGTGAACCAGTTGAAGATGCCCTTGAAGAAGTTCTCAACAGCGTGCCACGCAGTGGTGAAGGCGCTTCCGATCTGACGACCCGTCTCGCCCCAGTCGATGTTCGCCATCCACTTGGCTACCGGCTCAAGCCACCCCACAACCGCCTCGAGCGCGACGGCGAGCCAGCCGACTTCCTTCGTGAAGAGCTCGAGCTGTGGCTGACTCAGCTCAACGAACCACTCGATGAATGGCGCGAGAAGCTGAATGATGAGGACGAGGAGTTCACTTAGGGCGGGCAGCAGTGGGATGACGGCTTCGACGACTTGGATGAGCGCCGGAATGATGGGTTCAATCGCCACAGCAAGCTCAGCGAACACCGGCACAAGAGCCGTGGCAAGCGCCGTGATGAGCTGCCCGATGACAGGCATGAGCGGCTTGAATGCGCTCAGGATGCCACCGATCGCTGTGCCAAGCGGACCCAACACCGGGCCGACGGCAGCCAGCGCGGACGCGATGCCATCGAGGATTGGCGTGAGGATGGGCGCGATGCCCTTGAGGAGATCACCCAAGATCGGCAAGACAGAGGTCAACACATTGCCTAGTGCGGGCGCGATCTGTCCTAGCGCATCGCCGATGATCGGCGTGATCTGCGTGACGGCGTCCTTGATGGCCGGGATGGCCGGGGCGAACGCATTCGCAAGTGTCTGATGGAACGTGTCAGCGAACGTGGAAAGGACGCCACCCAAAGTCTGTGACTGCTTCTCCATCGCGCCCGCAGCGCCTGGGAACGTGCGCATCCCTTGGAGTAGCGCTGCCACGCCTTGTGTCGCAGAGATGGAGCCGGCTGAGACACGATCCATCGCTTCGGCCGTCGTGATGCCAAGGTTCTGCGCGATAGCCGCGATGGGTGAGAAGCCAGGAATCGCGTCAGCGATCTGGTTCAGGTTGTCCAGCGTGATCTTACCCGAGGAACCGATCTGGCCGATGGCGAGGTTGATGCGACCGAATGCATCAGCACCGCCACCCGTCACAGAGATGACGTTACCGATCGTTGTGAGGAAGTCCATAAGCTGTGCGTCAGTGAGACCCACAGAGTCATCGAAGGCAAGGAAGCGTGCAGCAGCGGGCGCGAGGTCGGTGAACTCAAAGGGCGTCGCAGCGGCGAACTTTTGGAGCTCGGCGAATACAGCTTGCCCAGCCTCAGCGGAGCCCGTAAGTGCGTTCAGCGACGTCTGTGTCTGCTCCAGCGCGGCGGCGGATTGAATGCCCGTCTTGGCGAGAAGACCCAGCCCTGCCGTGGCGGCGGCCCCGATGCCGGCGAGTGCTGCACCGCCAAGGAGACCCATACCCTTGAACGACGAAGCGGATTCCGCCGCTGTGGTGCGGGACTTCCGCTCGATCTCGTCCATCTCGGACTTGGCCTTGCGTGAGAGCTCAGAGAACGCTTCCTCTGAGCGCTCACCGCCGGCCTGGAAGTCCTCGCCGACCCGCATCGCTGTGGTGCCGGCTTCGTGAGTGATGCGATCGAAGTCCGTGTTCGCACTACGAGCCATCTCGTCAAACGTCTCGTCGACGATCTGCTCGAGCTCACGGAAGTAATCGTCGATGTCCTGCGACGTCGACTCGGCGACCTTGCCGATCTCCCTGAGTGATTCCTCGACGTCTCGCTGCGCGCGATCGACTTGGTCGACCTTCGGGATGATCTCGACATATGCAGTGTCGATCACGCGAGCCGGCATGGGTCACCCTCTTCGGAAAGGTCCTTGCGTCACAAGAGCCTCGACCGACTCGTACGCATCCTCTTCGCCGTGCCACCAAGCTGGTGCGTGCATGTCCTCCCGGGCAACCTTATTACCTATCGTACGGTACGGTCCCGTGAGTTCCTGGACGAGCTGAGCGACGTGATTTGGATCACACATCTCGATCATCATGTCCATTGCGATGTTCAACACCCGAGGCACTGGCAAACTCAGGATATCAACTCCGTGTCGGAGGCAGGCTCCGTCGAACTGGTGCTTCCTGTGTCGGAGCCATCCGCAGATTCGGACGACTCCTGGGTAGGGCGGAGGCCGTACACCTCCATGATCCAAGGAAGGAGTTCCTTGATGTGCCGGATGCCGATGGGACTCGGGTTGGGATTCTCCGGCGTCGCTCGCTTCGTTCGGTTGATGAACCTGTCCCAGTCCTCCGCGACGATGACACCCGAAAGCATGTCCATCATCTGCTTGAACCGTTCAATGCCGTCGACCTTTTGCTGGGTCATTTGGACGACATCCATCATCACGTCCAGCGGGATCTCTGGGTAGCACCTGAAGGTGTCGGGCGCGATCATGAATCGCGGCACGACATCGTCATGGCTAAGAGAGAAGTCCCGGAACTTCACCTCTGTGTCAGACATGGTCAGATCGTACTAGGACACGGATGTGATAAGCCGGCGGGATAGAATCGAGGTATGACGACACTCCTCTCTCCGTACGACCTTGCTGTGACGGTGGAGGCGTGCATCTACGCCGCCATAGACCACAGCGCGAACTGGCCCATCAACCGACACGGCGTGGTCATCGGCGAGATCGCTTGGGACGACTGCGCGTGTGGACAGCTCGTCGTCAGCGAGACGCGACGGTATGGCGCGACTGCCTTTCCGCTCGAGGCCGTAATCGGCACTGACAACTGCAACGAGCCGTGGCTCGTCGTAGCTTACACAGTGTCACTGACACGATGCGTGGCTGTGTCGCAGCAGTCGGGCGAGCCTCCGGCCATCTCGTCGCTCCAAGCTAGCGCACAGCAGAACTCACTCGATATGACACAAGCTCGTCGAGCGCTTCAGTGCTGCTTGTCCAGCCACTACGACGACAACACGCTTCTCGCTTGGGAGATCGGTTCGCAAGAGGTGACAGGTCCTGGCGGCCAGTGCGCCGGCTTCGACATGACGTTCTTCGCTGGGTGGTCGAACGACTGTGGTTGCTAAGTTCAAGATCGTCTCTGACCAGAAGGTCATCTCGTCGATCCTGCAGTCCGAAGAAGGTGGCGTCTTCAAGGACATCAACCGCCGTTGTGTCAAGGTGCAGAATCTCGCCAAGAAGAATCTTGAGCGATCGCCTCGTCGCATCGACACCGGCCGCTTGCGAAGTGACATCCACGTCTCAATGGGCATGAAAGGCGATGTCATCGTTGGGCGTGTTGGGTTCCGCGTCTACTACGGGCTGTACGTGCATGATGGCACAGGCATCTATGGACCAAGAGGTAAGCTCATCGTACCCAAGCAAGCGAAGATGCTGATGTGGAAGAATAAGTCCGGATGGCACCAGCGTAAGTCCATCAAGGGCATGAAGCCCAACCCGTTCCTTCGCGACGCTGTCATCGCAGCGCGCGGCTAGGGCCAGGACACCTGCTTCGCGTAGTGCCGTTCAGGGTCAATGGCTCGAGCACGTTCCCGGATGTTGTGTGGGTTGTACGTGCCGAGGAACAAGTCACACATGTAGAGTCCGATCTTCCCGTTCCCGAACATCTGGGTGGGGTCGAACATCGTCTGTGACACGCCCTGACGAACGATCGCTTGGATGTTATTGGGCAGCTTGCAGTTCGTCCCGATGCACGCGTTGACCAGCTCTTTCGTCAGCTCACCCAGCGCGACTTGTCCGAGTGGTGGAACGGGTGTGCCTTGCGTGATCGTCACGGACCAAGTGCCGGGCTGCCCATCCTTCTTGGAGAGGTCGTTACACTGTGGCCACTGCTGCCCGTCGATGCGAACGAGCTGTCGCTGATCATAGAGGATGACGTGGTCAGTGAGCGGAGTCAATGACACGCCGTCGATCGTCACATCAGTGATGGCGGCGACGGGGAATGGGAGAAGGATGTCGTTGACGACCGAGCACGAGCAACCTCCGGCTCCGCAACCCGCACACCCGAGGTTGAACCACTGACCCGCGTAGAGATACGGGTATGGCCAGCCGGCGCCCCACCTGCTCCACGTCTCACCCCACGGCCACACCGCGCCAAAGCAAGTGTCGCGGCATGGTCGTAGGGTGAGCGTGCACTGATCGAACTGCTGCCCGGACTTGAAGTAGAGAATCTCCTGGGCGACGGCCAGCATCGTCCCACTGATCGCCGCCCCGGATGGGTCGATATTCGTACACCCCAGCGGCGTCCACGCGGTGCACGGCGCGACCGTCGTCGGGATCACAGAAGCGTTGCCCCGCAGTTCGACGGAATGGCGGGCGGCGCGACCGTGGTGATGTTCCACAACATGTGGTCACCACTGTTGACGAGGTTGGAGTCGAGCCACGTCGGATTGAGGACGCTCTTCCACAGACCGCCAGCCGCATCCGTCCTTGCGGCGATCTGCATGGTGAGTGCAGCGTTCTCAATCGTCATCGAGCCGACGCGACCGTT